TGAATTAATTAAAATCATAAACAGAATATACTAATGGCAGACATAAATATAAAAGCGCAATTACAAGTTGATACGGGGAATTCCGCGGAAAAAATAGGTAAAACGCAGGACGCGTTAAAGGGCGCATCAACGCAAACAAAAGAAGCCGGGGGATCATTCGGCAAATTAAAGGGCGAATTGGGCGCATTGTCGCCGGCATTGGGCCAGGCATCCCAGGGGGTTGGGGCATTAACGCAAGCGTTTAATATCTTGAAAGCGAATCCGATCATCGGTGTTTTTGCATTGCTTGCCGGGTTGGTTGTGGCGTTGTTTCAGAAGTTCAAGCAAATGGAGGGCGTTTCCGATTCGTTGGGAAAGGCATTCGGTACATTGTCCGGTGTTTTCAATACGTTCATCACCGGGATTTTAACGCCTTTGATTGATGGGTTTGTTTGGTTGATAGAAAACATCACCGGCGGATTAATTGGTGCATTGTCGGCGTTGGGCGTTACAACGGAACAAACGGCGCAAAGGTTTGGCGAAATCACCGAGGCGTTAGATGATTTGGAAGATGCGCAAAAGAATTCGGCCATTGCAACGGCCGAGGCCAATCGTAAATTGCAAGATGCGCGCGAAATCGCGGCCGATGCAAATTTACCAATCAAGGATCGCGTTGCGGCGCTAAAAGAGGCCGCCCGGATTGAACGCGAGGAATCGCAAAAGGTGATTGAGATTAACCAAATGAAAGCCAGGCTAACAATGGAAGCGATGGCGATGGAATTGGGCGCGCGTGGCGATTTGATTGCAAAGATTCGTGAGGGTTCAATTGAATCATTGAAGGCGGCCCGGTTGGAATTGCAAGGCATGAAAAACGTGGATAAGGAAAAATTATCCGCAATTGATACGATGATCATCGCCGCCGAAAATGAAGCGGCATCAATGGCAAAGATTTCCAAAAAAACACAATCGCAAATCACATCGATTGAAAGGGAAGAGGCCGCAAACCGAAAGGCGATTAGGGATAAAGCCGAGGCGGACAAAAAGAAAGCGCATGAGGATGAATTGGCCCGGATAAAAAAGGAAAGGGATGCGTATTGGGATAGAATCGCCGCCGGGCGTTTAGGAGAGGAGGAGCAAAAAAAGATTGATGATCGCCGAAAGGAATCAATCAAAAGTATTGATCCGGTTATCAAGGGAGCAACCGAAGCCAATTTGCAAGCCATTGGCGCGGTTTCGAATGCCAACACCGAGGCGGCATTAAAGAAAAGCAAAGAGGATAAGGCGCAGGCGGATGGCGTTATGTTGTACGAACAACAAAAACGCGATACGTTGAAAATGACCGGGGACACAATGTCGGCATTGTCTGACCTGGTTGGAAAACAAACCATCGCCGGCAAGGCATTGGCAATATCCCAAGCGTTAATCAACACATATTTAGGCGTTACCGAAGTATTGCGGAATAAAACAATCATCCCGGAACCATTCGGAACGATTCAAAAAGTTGCATCGGTTGCCACGATTTTAGCATCCGGTTTTTCGGCCGTTCGAAACATTGGAAGAACCCAAGTTCCCGGGGCCGGTGGTGGTGGCGGTGGATCAACGCCAACGATGGCAAGCGTTGCCGCGCCCGTTGCGCCACAATCAACCGCGACATCATTAAGCGCATCAACCATTCAAAACATTGGAAACGCCGCCGCCGGTGGGGTTAATCGCGCCTATGTGTTGGATTCGGATATTAGGAATTCAGATGAACGCAATGTACGTTTGCAACGCGCCGCCCGTTTAGGATAAAACAATAAAAATAATATAAATGAAAAAATTACCCGTTTATGAAATGATGATTTCCGAAGATATGGATTCTGATTTAATGGTTGATTTCATCGCATTGGTTGATCGCCCGGCGATTAAAAAAGATTTTGTGAAATTCAATGATCAGTTTGTCGAGCCAACAAAGGGCGAACGCAAAGATGATTTTATTCCGCGTTGCATTTCCTATGTTGTTAGCGAAGGCAAGGAAGCCGGGCAAGCCGCCGCGATTTGTTATTCGATGTGGGATCAACATTTCGTTGAGGGCGTTACGCATTACACAAAGGATGGCAAACCATACACCGGGCCAACGCATTTGGATTCATCCGGCCGTTTGATGTCCGGGGCCGTACATTCGGCCGATAGTGTTTATTTATACCATGATGGCGAATTCGCGGAATCCTGGAATGATTATCCCCAGGCCGCCGTTGAGAATGCAAAAACGGCGTTGCGTTGGGTTGAGGAAAACGGATGGGGTGATTGCGGCGAAGCAACCGGGAAAATAAGAGCCAACCAAATCGCGAACCGCGAAAAGTTGACGCGCGAAACAATCGCCAGGATGTCGGCGTTTCAAAGGCACAAACAAAATTCGGATCGCCCATTGGGTGATGGTTGTGGCCGTTTGATGTGGCTATGTTGGGGCGGTGATGAAGGTGTCGCATGGGCGGAACGTAAATTGAAGCAAATTGATCGCGGATCATTCGCCATACAAGATGAAGAAAAGCGCATCATATCCGGGCCATTGATGATCGCGAATCAAAGGATATTCCGCACCGATCCGGAATTGGGGGATTATGAGGTTTTCTTTTCACCGGAAACAATCAAGAAAATTGCCATCAAGTTGGCGAAAATGGGATTTCATAATAACGTTAATTTGATGCACAACGCCGAAATGAAGGTTCCCGGGGTTACATTGTTTGAAATATTCCAATCCGATAAAGCGCGCGGAATCCGTCCAATGAAAGGGTTTGAAGATTTGGCCGATGGATCACTATTCGGTTCCATGTACGTTGAAAATGATGTCGCGTGGCAAATGGTAAAGGATGGAATGATCAAAGGGTTTAGCGTTGAGGGGAATTTTGGAATGAGGAAAAAAGATGAATACAATGAACAATTTCAAAAAATAGTTGATATTTTAAATTCAACAACCTTTTAAATTTTGCCACAAACAAAAAAGAATTATCAAATGACACCCAAAGAAGCAGTTGAAAAAATCAGAACCATGATTTTCGGCGATATGGAAAAGCAATTGGCAACGCCCGTTCCGGCGGAACCGCAAAAGTTCATGGAATACAAATTGAAATCCGGCGCGGTTGTTTCAATCGACAAATTGGAAATTGGCGGATCGGTTACGTTGAACGGCGAACCGGCACCCGATGGCGAACATGAATTCGAAGATGGCGGAAAGATTGTAACCGCCGGCGGATTGATTACCGAAGTAAAACAACCCGAAGTTGCACCGGTTGTTGAGGTTGAAGTTGAGGCAATGAAAAAACTACCCGGAATGTTTAGCGATTTCCAACAAGGTTTCGCGGCCGCGAAAACCGACATCGCACAATTGAAGCAAACCATTGCCGAACAAAAAAACACAATCGACAAACAATCCGAAACATTGAAACAAATGTTTTCTTTGGTGGAAACCATCGCGAATACATCCGTTCAACAACCCACCGAAAAGGTGAAATCATTTGATGAAATGTCGGCATTGGAAAAATTCCGCGCCTCAAAAAACTTTTAATCAATGGCATTAAAAATAAAAGATGGGATTGAAATTTGGGCGTATGGCCCGGCATCAAACCCGTTCACATCGGAATCGAATTTGAGCCAGGAACAATTGGAGCATTTGCAAAAAAGGTTCCCGGATCAAATCGAGGAAGTAGAGACCGAAAAGAAAATTTCAAAATCTAAAACAAAATAAAATGGCAATTTCAGCATCTATCGTTGACATACGCGGTAAGGCATACGAGCCGGTATTGGAGGAACTTTTATTCGAAAACAAAACCATTGCAGACAATTTGGTTTCATTCGAAAGCGATGTTAAAAACGAAAGTATTTTCACCGAAAATACTAACGCGGTAACATTGCAAGCGTTTGCATCCGGCGCACCAACAAGCCAGGGTACAATAACTTTGAATGACACATCGGTAACACCGACCAAAGTAATGTACTATCAAGAATTCGATCCCAACACCCTTCGCCCTTCAAGGTTCAAAAGATCAATGAAGCCTGGCGCATGGGAAATGATGTCCACCGAATTCGAGCGCGTTGTTTTGGCCGCATACGGAAAAGAAATTTCAACCGATGCCGAAACAAAATGGTGGAGTGGTATTACCGCCGCAACAAAAACCGCTATCGCAGCGTTGACACCAGGCACCGGCCAGGGTTCAGTTGGAGCCGCCGAACAAACATGGGCCGCAGCGCAAACCGCTACACAATTTGACGGCGTTGTTGCGAAGATGATTTACAACAATGGCGCATTGGGAACACGAGTGAAAGTTGCCGGAACCACAATTGATGCCGGTGATGTTGCCGCCGAATATGCGAAAGTATACGCCGCAATCCCGGCCGTTGTTTTGGCTCAAACCGAAAAGCCGTATTTATACGCACCATATTCGCACAAACAATTCATCAATATTTTCAACGTAAGCGCAACATATCGCGATTTGTTCAGCGTTGACATCAAAGCCGACAAGTATTTTTACAATGGCGTTGAAATCAAATTTGTTCCCGTCCCGGAAAATTGTATCGTTGCCGCGTTGCCATCAAACTTGATTTGGTGTACCGACCTGGTTGCCGATATCAATCGCATGGAAATCAACAAGATTGCAAACAATCGTGAAGATATGTTCGTAAAACACATTTTCACCATCGCTGCACACGTTGCGCGCCAGGCTAACAATGTTTTGTATCTTGGATAAATGATTCAATAGGGGCCGGACATATTATCCGGCCCTAAATTATTGAATTATAATTCAATACATATTATAAAAATTTTAAATATATAGCCATGCCATGCGTACTCACCCAGGGATATAACCTTGACTGCCGATTCAATTTCGGGGGGATAAAGGAAATTTATGTGATTGAATTTGAAAACGTTACTGCGATAACCGAGGTTGCCGGCGTTATTTCAGTTATCACAAAAGCAGCAACAAAGACATTCAAGAAATATAATTTGATCGCCCACACCGCCGAGGCCGATGAAGCATACGCCGGGAACCGCGAAATGGGAACGTTGACCAATAAACAAACGATAAAATTCCCGATCAACAAACTAACAACCGCCGTTCGTAATGAATTGATATTGTTGGCACAAAATCGATTGATATTTGTTTATGTTGATGAAAACGGAACCGGTTGGATGTATGGCCGCGATTATGGTTTAATGTTAGATACATCGGCAAACAAGACCGGTAAACTTTTGGCCGATCGTAACGGGTACGAATTGGCATTTAGTGGCGATGAAAAGAATTTGGCTTATGAAGTAAATTCAACCGCCCTGGCTACATTGCTTACCTAATTTCATGTTGTGGGTTACACATGATTCCATGAGGGGCCGCCGTTAATTTGGCGGCCTTTTTTATTTCAACAAACGAACGTTTTTTGCCACATGATATCATGATCGTTTACACAATCGGAACACAATCGGACACAATCGTAACGTTGAACGAATCAACAACGATTTCAAATCCGTATTATTTGTTCGTGTTCACGAACGTATCAACGAAAGTTGAATTTAAAATCATCGTTAATTCCGCGTCCGATACATCAAGTTATCCGGAACGCGTCAACATATACACGTTTAACACAATTACATTATTTGCAACCGCCCAGGCCGGGCAATATTCCTATGAGGTTTATGAGCAATCGAGTTCATCGAATACCAATCCATCCGGGTTGAATTTGGTTGAATGTGGAAAGATGCTATTGAATCCGGCGGCAAACTTAATACAACAAGGATATGAACCCGAAACGATATACAAAGGCTATGCCGGTTAAAAATACAAATGATGAAATGATTGAGGTTGGCGCGATGGAATTCGCCGATTCACGCATTCCATTAATGGAAATAAAGCGCGG